TGCAATATTGTTTAGGGTGTCATTCCTTGTGTAGCCTGTACCCATAGTGGTATCCTTCCGTTATCGCCGCCCGTAAGTGCCATATTCGAGCGTCAAAGCATCTAAAGAGTGTGGTGGGTTCGTTGAGTTGGTTCGAAACTGTATCGAAACCACGTATCCAGAACCTACAGTTTGGTTTTCGAACAGTCTTTGTATTGTGCCGCCGTACGTTCCGGTTCCAAAAATACTCGTCCCGTAAAATGCGGGAGCACTAGCTGCCGCCGTGTTATTAAAAGTGAAACCGGGAGGTTGAATAACCCCAGTTTCATCGAAGTCGAACAGCAGGTTTACATCTGATTGCATACTTCCCTGCGGGTCCGTATAAAGAAACATCTTGTATATAGTCTTACGAATACGCGGGTCGTTGATTGGAATGTACGGAGTAGCAAAGGTCGAGTAAATATCATTCCCGTCCAAGCTGTTCCCGGATTCCATCTGATATACATATCCGGTCTCATTTGCGAACACGATGGTTTCAATGTCAGCGTTCAAGTTGCTACTTGCAACGTACGCCTTGAACCCCCTCAGTTCCGCAAAGTGTATTCCCTGCTCTACCTGCGAACCGATAATCCCCTGTGCAGAATCTGCAGAGAAGTTTACGTTGTATCCTATCAAGCGATACTGGCTCTTCGGTCTGATTACAACACTGGCAAAGGATGTGTTGCGGTTCACAAAGTTTGTTACGTTACCTTGAATAACCTTCGATATTACGGCTAAGTCAAAGTCTCCGACCTTTTCGGTTGCAGCCAAGCTACGGATACCGTCGGGTCCCAAGTAAAGTACGTCACCGCCAATTTCCTGAATCGTATCAGATTCAACACAGCCGGTGTCTAAAGTAATTGGTTGAAGTTGGAAATCTCCGATGGTATTGCCAACCAAGCGAAAAATAGTACGCTCACTAAATATTATAAGCTGTTCTCGAAAAATAATCAAGCCCGTAATTTGATTTCCTACATTTATTATTCCGCCGCCGGATGCTGCAGAGAAATCTGTGTAGGTGTATGGGGCTGTAAATATAAGGTTTGAGCCTTTTCCAAAGAAAAGCTGGTTCTTGAAATTGGCTACGTGGCCTGCTCCGTTACCGTCTGTAGGTATGTTATCTAATACCGTAAAGGTAGTTCCGTCGTATACGAACGGTGCGTTTACGCCGTCAACACCTACGAGATGGTCTACTCCTGCGTAATTAAACTGTGCGAACCGGTGCTTTGCCATTCCTGAACGGTCTACAGACAGCATGGTAATTGCTGCGTCGTTCGCAGGGCTGCTGTTCAAAGCTGGGTCGATAGTCAGGGTTGCGGAACCACTGGTAACAGTCACAGGGGCTGTAATAGTATATACGAGGTCTACACCTGCAATGGTAAAGGTATCGCCAGATTGTGGTGTTCCGATGAGACCGTCTACAACGAGGCTCGTTCCGGTTTGCGAACCACCATCTACAAGAATTGTTCCATAGTTGGGGGTGTTTACTTTTGTCCACCCAGAGCCTGTAGACCTGAACAGGTCAGCATTCCGTGCCGCAAGAACAAAGCTTTCAAAGGTTGTAACCCCCTGAACGATGCCGTCCCCCGCTGTGAACGTAACTGCGGCTTGGTCTGCAGGACTACTTGCAAGGGCACCTGTCAAGGTTAGGGTTACCCGCTTGTTCGTAGAGTCGAAGCTAACACCGCCAGATGCAATTGTGTAAGTTCCGGTAACCCCATCAATTGTAAAGGTGTCTCCCACGTCAGGGGCAAAAAAGATGTTGCCCAAGATAAGGGTAGTGCCAGTTTGCGAACCACCGTGAACCAGCGGCGTACCATAAGGGGGAACCACTGCTGGGTCGTACTTGTCGTACCCCAAGACTGAACGGTAGCCACCCTCAATAGACGGTTCGTAATTCCTGAGAATACGAGCCGACCCCGGAGCATTCATACCGTGCTGCAACGGGGACAGGTTCGTTAAAAGGCCACCTTTAAATTCGATGGCGTATGTTTGCCAACGGTCCGGCATACTCTACGATGCTCTCATGTAAACGTTTTCGTTGACAGTCACGGTTCTCATTTGTTTAATACCCTCGTCAAACTTACGTTGTGATACAGAAGCCATCTCAATGTTATCGCGGAACATGTAGGCATAGTACATGGCACCGTCGATAATAACGTGGCGGAACCGTTCTGGAATTGTTGGGACATCCGTTGCAAGAATCAAATCAACAGGATCCATAAAATATTCGAAGTCTACCTGATAGGCTTTATCGGGCATAGGAACCACGCCCCACTCACCATTCTGGGTGCGGAACACGATCTGAGGAACTGCACCTTTACTAACGTCTGTCTCATCCTCTTGATCGATGTAACGGTCAACATATTCATCGTAAGATAGCTGGGTCAGGTGTTCTGCACGTCCGACACCCAGAGCCGCGTCACGACGAACCCTATAGGTATCAAAGTCTACATACTTGGCTTGGCTTGGAATAGGGTAGCGGGTAATACCAGCAGTCAAGGTTTGCTCATACGTGTTGTGGTTAAAGGGCCAACCAAAGTGCGCCTGATTTACGTGGCGAATAGCTGAGTTCACTGATTCTTTAATTGCGCTGTAAAACCCTGCGGCTGTAGCAAAGTTCGCAGAGGTTAGCTGTGTTTCGTTTAACCGTTTAGCAACATCGTTAGTCAAGCTGAGATAATCATATGCCATCGTTACCGTGTCCTTACTTTTAAGTTAACCGAACGAATTGCCGTGCTGCCAGTGGTATCGGTCATAGTACAGTAGAACGTGTAGTTTCGTGAGTTGACTCCACTGCCGATATTAATTGTGGCAACCGTGCTGGTTTGTGTCTGGGAAACATTCTGGATGCTGTCTGTTGTTGCCCCGCCAGATGCAGTGGTCAGGTCTTGTCCCGAAGTCAAGATAGTACGGGTAGAGTATGCGTCGGTCTCTACAGACCACACAACTGCAGAGATAGTCGCAGAGGTTCCCAAAAAGCGAGACCAGTCTATGCTGTAGTCTAGGGTTTCTCCGGGGTCTTTAAAGGGCCATTTGTATGACATGGGTTACTCCACGTAAACTGTTCGTGTGTAGCTGTTCCCGATGCTTTCGATGTGAACAACTCGTGTTTCTTGAGGTATGTTGACTGTTCGTTCGTAGGTGGTTAAAGCCATTATGCTGCCCTATCTATAGATACCATGCGACGCCTGTCATATAGTTCGCGAACCGCGTTGAAATCGAACACAACTGCTGTCGTTGTCGGGGTGCCTACGGTGCTCGTTGCGGCTGTACTATCTAATGCTTCGAGGACGTGAACTGTGACGCTTCCGACTGCACCTGTGGCTGCAACGCCTGTCGTTATTCTTTCAGTAGGCTGGTCTTCTACACCACCACAAGCTATTGTTCCTTGAACGCCTGTTAGTGTAACAGAGAAGCTAACAACCGGCTGTGGTGTTCCGATGAATCCGGTAGCTGACACACCTGCCAGAACTTCAGCTATGTTAACCTGTACAGTTCCTGCTGCGCCTGTTGCACTGACACTGTTCAGAACTTCGGTAGGCTTTTCTTCTACGGTATTTACCGAACCAGTTGCCTGAACTCCTGTCGGCATAACAACTAGGTTTACAGCCGGTGTTCCAACAGAGCCAGTAGCGGCTACACTGTTTAGAACTTCCGTCGGCTTTTCTTCTACAGCATTGACAGAACCGGTAGCTTGTACGCCTGTTAGCGTTACTGTGTTACTATGTTCTAGTGTTCCTATAGAACCTGTTGCAGTTACGCTTGCAAGTAATTCTGCTACATTTATTTGTACTACATTTACAGTACCAGTAGCACTTACGCTATTTAAAACCTCTGTTGGCTTTTCTTCTACAGTGTTTACTGCGCCTGTTGCTTGAACACCTGTAAGTGTAACAGTGTTGCTAATTGCTAGTGTGCCTATTGCACCTGTAGCACTTGCACTACCTAGTATCTCTGTTACATTTACTTGTACAGTATTGACTGTACCTGTTGCGCTAACACCAGCCGAAATAACTTCGCTAATGTCAATTTCAAAACCACCAGCAACTACAGGAGCAATTGTACTTGTTGCGCTAACACCAGAAATACTAGCAGTAATATTTACCGTAAGACTGCCAATACTTCCTGTTGCAGTAGCCGCATCCAGATTGTAAACAACAACTTCAATGCGTCCGTACTTTGCAGTTCCGTAAACGCCTACGCCATATACAGCGGAGTTTAGTACGGTATCTGTCACAGTTTATTTCCTTACGCTATACGAATTACAGCGTTACTTGCATCAGCGGTAGGAAATTCAATAGTCAAGTCACCAGCAGTAGCACTTACTGTGCCACCAAAGTCAATTACAGCAATTGCTTTATTAGCTTGTCCTGCGTTGTAAATAATACAACCGTCAGCAGACACAGTAACGTCAGCAAATACTTCATCTGTAAAATCAACAATAGCGGTAGAACCAGATAACGAAATAGTTGCGCCATCAAGTACCTGACCGCCAGCGGAATAACCAGTACCAGATGCTTCATCAGAGTTACCAGTTACGTCAGAATAATTAGTTGTGCTGGCATTATATGTGCCAGTAGGTGTAGCTTTAATTAAAGCAAGTTTAATTGAATCGGTATCCAAATCATGGACACCGCCAAGAAGTTCTGTCTTAAAGCTGTTACACATCGCAGTTGTAATTGCCATGATTTGTGTCTCCTAGTTAAAGTGAAGTTTCGAAGTATTCTTCTAATGCGATTGAGATATTTACCGCGCTATTTGCGCTGGCTAATCCGCGAACCTTATCGCCGGGGTGCAGATATAAAGGATAGTCTGTAATCTGAAGTAGTGAGTTCGCAGGAAGTTCTACTGTTTCAGCAAGGGTGTGGTAGGTCGTGGTTGATGTCTCATACCAATCCAAGCTAAACGTAACTAGCGAACTAGAGGCATTGTTAATATAGATGCTGTTTACATCGCAAGTGAACCGTGCGGGAACGGTATATACGTCCTGATTTGCCGTTGTGAGTTCGAGAGCAAGGGTGCGTTTTTTACGTTCTGCCATCTCTAGTTCTCTATGTAGATGATATCGAAACTTGCTGCAACTCGTAGGTCAGCATTTGAACTATCTGCTATTGCACGGAACTCGATATCGGTTTTTTCTGGAATTGGTTGTGGGCATGTGATATCCAAATGATATGAACCCTCAAACAAATCGAACTTGTTTTGTGTGCGGAATACACTGTTAAGTTCACGAGTGAGCATACGTATCGTGGCAACTTTATTGTTCTGTACCGTAAACGCAGTGGTGTCTACTTGAAACAAATAAGCTGTATAACCAGCAGGTACAGTCCACAAGGCCATCAATGTTTGTTGGTCAGCCGCTGAAACATATGCGTAGGTAGTGCCGCCGTTAGCAATAGTGATGTTACCTGCAGATGCCGTGCCGCTAGACACAAAGGCACGATACACACGTAAGAAGCTTCCTGTTGTTGTTGCGGTTCCTGATGCGTCTAAAGTTACTGTTTCAGATAACTCGTTGTAACTAGCATCCACACCTTGAATGGTTACTTCGACATCTTCGTCTGTAGCACCCGAACTACTGGTAGCTGTCATGGTAACAGCACTAGCTGGATAAGCATACAAGCCGCCTACATCCCAGATAGTTTCTTCTGAGTCGTCAATGTCGCCGTTGTATCCAAACTTAAATACACGTTTGTGTCCTGCAATTAAAC